TATTTTGAAACAGAGAAAGAAGCTAAAGACTTTCAAAAATTCACAACAGACTTAGATAAATACAAAGAATTTATATAATGAAAAAAATATTTAGATTAATATCAGAGTTTGTATTTGTAGTATCATTATTTGCTTTATTCTGGGCATCCCTTTGGATATTTGCATAATGAAAAAATACAGACAATACAGGTCAAGACAAGGTAGGTCAGATAGACAATACGTTAGCAGTTTAAAGGCACTAGCGTTTTCTATTATTGGGTTATTAATAATAATAATTTTATCAGTAATATAATGGGAACATCAAAAGATAATTTAATAGACAGGATTTACGAGTTAGAAGAACAATTGAAAACTGCAAAAAAAAATACTTACATATATGAAACTCATCACTTACAATGTAATGATGGAGAAATGCACATAGGTTTCGGAGATGATAGATGGTTAGTTTGGAATACAGATAGTTTATATAAAGACTTACCATTTATTATTAATCAAGTTGTTAAAGAAAATAAAAAACAACAAAAGATGTATTTAGATATGTTAAAAAAAGAAATTAATGAATTATAATGAAAATAGATATTTAAACTATTTGAATGACAATTATTTTAAAGAAATAAATTTTATAAAAAAAACAAGCAAAATGAATAAAAAACACCATCCATTTGAAAATCAAATCTTTAATGCTTTTAGAGTTAAAGAAAAAAAAATAAAAGATGCGATTGAATTTTTAAAAGAAAACGGATATAAAGTTTACCAAGAAGCAGAATGATATTATTGATAGACGCTGATAGTTTAATTTTCGCAAGTTGCTATCGCCATAAAGAAAACGCTGATGACAATCCTCATTTTGAAAACATAGAAGATAGCATAGCAAAGTTTGATGAGCAGTTTATGAAAATCGTAAATGACTTGGAAGAACTTTACGATATACAAAAAGTCATAACATTTAACGGTAGCAAAGGAAACTTTAGAAAGTTAATGACAAAAAAGTATAAAGCTAATAGAAAAAAACAAATACTTCCACCATTATTACATCCGATGCATCAATACGTTAAAGACACTTACGCTAGTAAATATGCTTTCGGTATAGAAACTGATGACTTGGTTGCTAGATATTGGTATAACCTAGCTAAAGACCTCGGCAGAGATAATGTTATGATAGTAAGTATTGACAAAGACTACAAACAATTCCCTTGCTTAATGTATAATTATCATTGGAAACATAAAGAGATACTAGACATATCAGAAGAACAGGCTTTGTATAACTTTTATAGCCAAATGATAGAGGGGGATACAGCTGACAACGTAAACTATTTTAAAGGTAAAGGTAAAGCATTTGCAAAGAAATATTTTGTAGATTGCAATACAAAGTATAAATACACAAAAAAATTGTATGAATTGTTTAAAACAAAATACAAAGGAAAGGCAAGACAAAAATATACAGAATGTTATAATTTATTAAAACTAAGAACAGAATGATAATTAAATATCCTGAATCATTTTGGGAAATAGCAAATCAAATAGGTTATGCAAGAAACATTTTAAATCAAGCTAATAATAAAAAAAAAACTAGGTTTGATAGAGGCGTAAAAAATACTCACGTAGATACGCTTGGAGTATTAGGCGAATTAATCGCCATTGATTATTTAACAAATAATAAAATAAAATATAAAGTTGCAAACTTAATAGATTATACATCAAGCAAGAATGCAGACTTTGTAATCAATAAAAAAAATATAGATGTAAAAACTAATAAGTATTCTAAATACTCACACCTTTTAGTAAACAAAGAAGCGCACTTAAAAGGCAAAAACAAAATAGATAAGTATTGGTTTATATATATATTAAATAAAACAGAAGCAGAATTATTTTTAGTAAACTATGATGACATTACAAAATGGAGAAGCAAAATTATGAAATACACGGAAGCGTATTATATTAAAAGAGAAGAACTAAAAAAAGAAAATGGAAAACTTAACACCAATAGAAATAGCAAATAAAATAAAAGAATTATCAGGTCTTGATGTTTTTAAAAATAGCAGACAAAGAAAATACATAGAAGTTCGTTCTTTGTTTAATCATTTATTAAGAAACAAATTAAATATGAGGTGGATTCATATAGCAGATATACATATTAAGAATGGCAAAACAAGCGACCATTCAACTGTTTTATATTCAAGCAACAACTACGCATACTATTGTCAACATAATCCTAAGTTAACAGAGATAGAAAACATCTTTACTTTTAAATCTGATTTATGTTACGATAAAATTGATAGAGTTCATTACTTAGAAAACAAAGTAACAAACCTAGAAAATAAAAACGCTGAATTAAAAAACAAATTTAATCATCCAATGTATAAAATTATTAGAGATGTTCCTGAATCATTACATAATGACTTAGGGCAAAAACTTAAATTATGGCAAAAATCGTTAGAATGGAAAAAAGAGTTAAATTAAATACGTTATATAGTTATGATAGAGAAAGTTAAAATAAATAAAATATTTGCAAACCCTGTGAATCCTAGAACAATAAAGGAAAACAAATTCAAGAAATTAGTTAATAGTATAAAAGAATTTCCTGAGATGTTAAAGTTAAGACCAATCGTTGTTAATAGCGAGATGGGAATACTTGGGGGAAATATGAGATACAAGGCTTGTCAACAAATAGGTTTGAAAGAGGTCTGGATAATAAAAGCTGAAAACCTGACAGAAAAACAAATGGAACAATTTGTGATAAAAGATAATGTAGGTTTCGGTGAGTGGGATTGGGATATACTCGCTAACGGGTGGGATACAAAAGAATTAAAAGATTGGGGTATTGATGTTTGGCAACCTGAAGATGCGATTGATTATAGTGTTCTTGATGAGATTGATTTGGAAGATGAGATAGAAACTATGTATGACCAAACTAAAAAGTCAATCATATTAGAATATCCTGCAAAAGACTTTGACCCAATAAAAAAATTGTATGATAACTTAAAAGGTAATGGAGTTAATTTATCTGACTTGTTCTATGAAGCATTGAAGTCATATAAAAAATGATTTGTTTTATTCCTACAAAAAATAGAACAAAGACAAAAACATATAAACTGTTTGAAAAAGAAAAAATAAAGTTTAAACATTTTATAGAGCCACAAGAATTTGGACTATATGATGTTCCAAATAAAATAAATATTTTGAAAGATAATCAAGGTATAACTTATGTTCGTAATTTTATGTTACAATATGCAAAAAATAATAAACATAAATGGGTATTAATGTGTGATGATGACATTATATCTTTTTATGAATATAAAGGAAATAAAAATATAAAAAGAGGTGCAGAAATTTGGATTGATATTTTAAGTAAAGCAAAAAAATTACCTTTTGAATTATTTGGAATAAATAATAAACAATTAATATGGACTGCAAAAAAAAATTATGTGATAAACAAAGCGTCAGTTGAAGCGTGTGTGCTAATGAATGTAGATAAAATAAATTGGGATTATGATAACGATACTAAAGAAGATAAAGATTTTGTAATGAAAACAATAAAGCAAGGCTCTGGCGTTGTAAAGTTTCTTAAATTAGGTTTCAGCACCCCAACTGTTGGTACTAATAAAGGTGGGCTACACGATAAATATGCTATGAAAAAAGATTATGATTGGGCTATGAAGATGGCTAAGAAATGGTATCCTTATGCTATATTATATACAAATAACAAAAAAACAGATGTTAGAATTGATTATAAAAATTTTGCAAAAAGTATGAATAAAATTATAAGATGAAAACATTAAAACTACAAAAACAAGAACACGATAAAAAGATTGGCTCAAGGTGTGAGTTTGTTCCACCTACTGTAACTGAAAGTTGCTTATTAGAGTTTGAAGGTAAGATAATAGGGTTTTATTTAAATGAACTTCCTGACAAACTAAAACAATACATTTCAATAGCCAACAAAGAGTTCTTGAGTAAGAATGTTCCTAAGTCGTTACTAGAACGCTCTGATGTATATACAATGCAAAAAAAATACGGTATAAGCAGGGCTGAAGCAAAGGCTAGGAATACAGTACAGATGTCAACTATATTAGGTGGCGTATTAGCGAAACCACATCTTAGAAGACCTTACAACTCTGTATCGGCAGTTCATACTAATAAAAAAGCAAAGACATTTATAAAAGCAATGTTACTATCTTGTTTAGAAAGCGAGAAACTTATAAAACAATATATGCCTGAACAATATGAATCACAAAAAAAATTAATAGAAGAAACGACATTACCAAAATATAGATTTGGAAACTTATTCACGAGCAGTATATCAAACTTTAATATTGCCGCACCCTTTCATCAAGATAGAGGTAATCTAAAGAATACTGTAAATGTGATATTAACTAAAAGAAAAGATACTGAGGGGGGTGCTCTTTGTGTTCCTGATTTTAATCATACCTTTGAACAGGCTAATAATAGTATTTTAGTATACCCAGCGTGGTATAATATACACGGAGTAACCAAAATAATAAAACATAATGAAGAAGCGTATAGAAATAGTTTGATTTTCTATCCACTATCTGGATTTGATAAATAATATGGACAAAAGTAGACACATAAAAAAGGAATCAATGCTCAAAGCATTAGAAAAGAGTTTAGGGGTAGTTACAGTAGCTTGTAGAAAAACAGATATACCAAGAAGCACATTTTATAAATGGCTTAATGAAGATGAGGACTTTGCAGTTAAAGTCAGGGAAATAGAAAACATTGCTCTTGATTTCGCAGAAAGCCAACTTCACGAACAAATAGGAAATGCAAATACAGCAGCTACAATATTTTATCTAAAGACAAAAGGTAAGAAACGAGGATATATTGAAAGACAAGAAATAACAGGTGCAGATGGAATGCCTAATAACTTTCAAATTGAGATAATTGATAAAACAGAAGATACAGACTAATATTGTATATAAACATCTTGTCAAAAGCAATAGTAAAATTGTAGTTGAACAAGGGGGTACAAGGTCAGGGAAAACATTTAATATACTGCTATGGATTATATTCGCTTACTGTGTTGAAAATAAAGATAAGATTATAACAATATGCCGTAAGTCATTTCCTAGTTTAAGAGCAACGGTATTAAGAGACTTCGTTCAAATCCTACAATCTCATAATATATATACAGAACTTAATCACAATAAATCAAACTCTGAATATACACTATACGGTAACTTGATTGAATTTATATCATTAGATATGCCTCAAAAAATTAGAGGTCGTAAAAGAGATTTACTATTTATCAATGAAGCTAATGAATTATACTTTGATGATTGGCAACAGCTGATATTTAGAACTCAAGATAAAATAATAATTGACTTCAACCCTTCAGATGAGTATCATTGGATATATGACAAAGTCATACCTAGAGATGATTGTGTCTTTCATAAAACTACATACCTTGATAATCCATTTATAGAGGATTCTATTAAAAAGGAAATAGAGCGTCTTAGAGATACTGATGAGCAATATTGGCAGATATATGGATTAGGGGAAAGAGCAGCTAGTAGAAGTACTATATTCAAATATGCCGAGGTAAACAAGATACCTGAGTTTGCACAACTTGTTGCTTACGGTATGGACTTCGGTTATACTAATGACCCTACAACTCTAGTATCAGTTTACATTGACAAGTTTGATTTGTATATCAAAGAGCATTTGTATAGAACGCAAATGACAACGCAAGACATCAATGTATTTTTAAAGGAACAAAAATTAACATCCAAACCTATATATGCAGATAGTGCAGAGCCGAGGCTTATAAGTGAATTAAGAAAGATGGGGCATAATATATTTGGAAGTATTAAAGGCAAAGATTCTATAAATGCAGGTATTGATTTATTAAAAAGGTATAAGATACATATATTGTCAACTTCATCAAATGCTATATCAGAATTTAGAAACTATAAATGGAAAGAAGATAAATCAGGTAGGTTAATTAATATACCTGAAGATAAAAACAATCATATCATTGACCCTTGTCGTTATGCGACATACTCTATATTGTCAAGACCTAATTTCGGTAGATACGCCTTACATTAAAAAAACTTATAAAATATTTTGTTTATAAGTATATTTGTTTTATATTTGAATAAAATTACAAAACAATGTTTGAAATACACGGATACACAAAAGATTATTACATTCAAGGAAAATTTGTTGGTTATATAAAAATATCAACACCTGACAGAAATGTTATGGGTTATTCAGGTAGGGTTACAGAAACTTTACAAGAAGATACTATTATCAGGAAAAAAACTTACAAAAAGGGTACGGAAGTTGTTACAGAAGTCTCTCCTATTTGTGGTAAACTCAAGGGTACTTGGGAAGAAAAAATAAGTATATTAGCTAATTCAAGACAAAATTATATAAGATGATAAAACTAGACAAATACAAACAAAACCTTTCTATACAGGGAAACAAAGTATGGAGTTACACTACTCACGTAGCCACGATAGATGGCGATAAATTAATCCAATTAGGTTGGTGGTCAATGACTACTCAAAAGCATATTAATTATGTTGCTAAAGAGTTCGGCTTAAATTTAGTGAAATGAGCAAATTATTTAAATCGAAAAAACAAAACTTAAAAGACTTAGAGTTTTATGGGCATATAGATGCTGCGATTAACCTTATAAAAAAATGGAAAGCAAAAAGCCCTAACAATAAAGAGATAGATTTAATGTCTGATTCTTTAGTAGGTATATTCTTTTGGGCTAATAATATGGAACAAGAAGTTAGGGTACACGATGAAATAGTAAGCCAATATAGAGAAGATAGAAATAAAGCTAGATTAGAATTACAAGAGTTAAAAGACAAATACGAACATTTAAAAAATTATGAATTATGAATTATGATGATTGGTTAGTTAAAATGGAACACGATTACAGAGGTTGGAACACGCCTGAATATGAATGTCAGCATTGTGAAAAACCGATAGAAAAACAAGGGTACTGTAGTGATAACTGTTTTGAAGCTGATATGCTGTAAAACAAGTTTGTTTTTTGTTTAGTTCAAGGGTGGTAGAAATACTGCCCTTTTTTTATTATTTTAGATGTATTATAAAATACTCATTTAAATACGTTATATATATATGAAACTGAAGATTGCCATACCTAACTCGCTTGATGATATAACATTATCACAATACAAGCGATTTATTAAGATTCAAGAACAAACAGAAAATGCTAGATTGCTAAACGCTAAAATGATAGAGATATTTTGTTCTACTAAACTAGAAGAAGTAATGAGGCTAAAACTCTCAGACACAGAAGAAATTGTGAGCATTTTAGGAAGTATGTTTGAGCAGAAGCCTGACCTAGTAAGAAAGTTTAATATTAATAATACAGACTTTGGTTTCCACCCTCAACTAGATGATTTAAGTTTAGGTGAGTATATTGACCTAGACACATACATAGGTGACTGGGATAATATGGAAAGAGCAATGAATGTACTTTATAGACCGATTACAGCAAGTTTAAAAGAACAATATAGTATTGTCGATTACAAGACTGAATTAAATCCTGCCATACTTCATATGCCTATGAGTGCAGTTTTATCGTCCATTTTTTTTTTGTGGAATTTAGGTCTAGACTTGTCGAAAGTTATGACGAACTCTTTGGAGGACAATCAGACGGAAATCTTGACGGAGTATCTAACTTCGCAAGGAAGTGGGGTTGGTATCAATCAATTTATGGTCTCGCTAAAGGAGATATTACAAGATTTGAAAGTGTCACTGAACTAAATGTGCATTCGTGTTTTATGATGCTATCTTTTATGAAAGAAAAAAACGAACTAGAAGCAAAACAAATAAAAAAGAAATTTAAATGAGCAATACAGGAGTAAGAGGTTTTTATCAATTAACTGAAAAAATTAAAGAAACATTACTACAAGACAAGAATGTCAATACAGTAACTACAGGAAACATTTCAGATGTAAACCTAAACAAGCAAGATATATTTCCC